TTTTACTGGCGTTTGGTATTGTTGTTAGCCTTATAGATGATTGCTTGGATTGTCAAGACAAAAAATACAGGCGATAGTGCAATTAAATATGGGAACATTAGTGTGTGTCCTTCCAGTTCTTACCGATGTCAGTTGACCCAGCTAGAGGGCACATCATATCGAATTTAATTCCTGTGTCAACAATAGATTGACGTTGTAGTGAACCTAATTGTTCTGCTTCTTCCATGCCACCACGGATCTCTGTCTGCCACTCATCGTGAGGCCAGGTGACTAACTTAAAGTCTAGGCCTTGTTCCTTAGCTTGCCTCACCCATTGCAGGGCTGAGTGTTTCATGATGACAGACTCACCGTTCTGTAACATACCAGCCAAGGCTTTGTGCTCAGATGGAACCTTAACCTTACGTCCATCTAAACCCTTGAAGTAACCACGCCCAGCAACATAGGGTATGATCTTCTTCTTCAACTCAGACAATCCTTGGATAGATTCCATGAAGTTTTCTACTGCTTGTGTTGCTTCCTTACGGTTGACCTTGAGGATCTGAGAGATCTTCTCGTTACCTGCTCCCAGCAAAAAGGCATAGATGAATGTCTTAGCCATGTCTCTCGTGATGTGTGACATACCCAAGGCCTTACGGTTGAGGTTGTGGATGTCAGTCTCGTCATCCTTATTGCCTGACACAATAGCGTGTACATATTCCTCTGACTTCATGAGGTGTGCAAGCACACGCAACTGGATGCCCTCTGCGTCAGTACCCACCAACAAACAACCATCAGGTGTTGTCCATAGACTACGGAACTTACCATCGTACCTGTGCTTCACCTCCTCTACGGCAGACTTAGGTGTGCCATGGAACTCCGATGGGATGTTAGCCTGGTTAGGTGCTCGGTGTGCCATACGTCCTGTCCATGCACCGATGTGTGCAAACCTACCATGAATACGCATGTCATCCCCACAGTGCCCTAGCCACTCAACCAGTGACGATCTGCGTCCCTCAAGGGTCAACCACTCGGCAAGACGTTTGCCTCCTGTAGGGGCTGTCTCAGGGAGTGTGCTAAGGTTTGCCTCTGATAGTGTCCACCCGTACTTAGCAAACTTAGTACCTCGATCTTTGTTTTTGTTCTCGGTCATATTCAATGTGTCCTTTTGTTTTCTCGTATGGTTGCCATCCTGCTTCCCAAAGTCTTTCTATACGCTGCTTAGGTGAGCCTGGGTTGAACTCTATGTAGTTATAACAGACTAGCTCAGGTGGTTGGGATGACCAGTCTACTACTGTCTTCTCGTACTGCTCGTGTGCCTTGGTCACGTTAGAGAAAAGAGAACCATCAGCCTTACGCCTATACTTGATACGGTTTACCTCTTGCAGCTGCGGAGGGAAGTCCTCTTGGAAGGCATCGGTTAGCTCTAGCATCCTTAACTCTATCTCATCAAGCAATGTCTCTGCTTGGTTCTGATCGAAGTAGAAGCCATTGTCTGTCATCTCTTCGCATAGCATCTGGATCTCATGCTCACACCTGATAGCCTCATCCCATGTAGGGTCATTGATGACAGGCTTGAGTGTGTTGTAGAGCAGCACCGTCACAGTAACATCCTGATGGCAGTAGAAGATCATCTCTTCTGTTAGGGCTGAGAAGTCCTTGAAGTCTAGCTTAAGATCTCCAAGCCTACGTCCCCAAGCCTTGAGGCTATGCCCTTTGCCATCTAAAGTGTAGTCCACAAGGCGTGACACAATCAGGGTATCGAGTACTTTGTATGGGTCAATAACAGTTTCACCAAGCAAGCTATTAATTACTGGTACATCGAAGCCAATGCCGTTGTGAAATACAAAGCAATCAACATCTGCGCAGTACTCGATGAACCTTTGTTTCTCCTCTTCTATGTGTGACACATTAAGGAACTGTTCTGTTTCCCCTGTGTCTATGTCCTTGGCACAGATAACCCAGATGCGTGTGGCATCAATGGCATCTGTCTCTATGTCCATTCCTACGGTTTTCATTCTAAGTCTTCGTCCTCTTCTGCTCCAAAGAACTCATCCCACATAAGTACTAGCACTGTGATAGGCCACGTTACACTGTGGAATATAGCTTTCGTTTTGTTTAAGTCCTCGTATCTATCGAGGAGATGAAAGATAGTTTTAACATGGACGTAGTGGAAGTAGACACCAAGGAAGTATAGGGCTGCTGCTACTGTTGTCATGTTCGTCAGGTCATCAAATGAAGGCATACTTTTCTTCCAATGTAAAGGTGTTAGTGTTAAACTTAAGTTGTCCTGCGTACCCTGTCGGGCCTACTGGTCTGTTCTTTGTGACAAGTAACTTGGTTGTGTTCCTTTCGTCCTCATCCTCAGCCATCTTGTTACGTTGGAGATCAACAACAACAGATGCTCGTTGTTCTATCATACGACAGTACTTAACCTGACCATCATCGTTAGTGTGCCCGATGGTCACGATACCTACGTTCAACTCAGCGGCTAACTTAGATAGTCTGACAGATAGATCCGCAAGGAATTGCTCTTTGCTTTCATCACCTCCCATGTTAGCTGCGATGTCTTGGATAGGCTCAAAGAAGATATAGTTAACATCACAAGCCTGGGATAGATAACGTATGTGCCCAAGCAGGTCAAGTGGATCGTCCTCGTCATTCAAGAAGAACTGGAATAGTCTCTCGTCCTTGGTCATGTTGCTGATCGACTCTTGTACCTTGGCACTGACACCCTTGTCCTCGATCAAGTCCATGCGGGTCACGTTATCCTTGATGTCGTATGACACCAGACCCAGCAAGGATCGTAGCTTGGTCTCTTCCATGTGCCATGTGGCGATCTTGATGTCAGGGTTCTTATCTAAGATACGATACTCTAGGTAGCGCATGAACTCTGTCTTACCTATGCCTGTCTGAGCCTTGAACAGGGTGAAGTGTCCTTGCATCAGGCCTAGGCACATATCATCGAAGTCCTGGATGCCTGTCTCCACATAAGTGTGGTTCTCTGCCTTGTTGTAGAGGCTAAGGAACTGGTCAGTGGTGTTGATGACATTCTCTGGGGTATACTTACGGGCGTTCATCCATGCGTTATAGTATTCATTCTTAGCACCTGCCTCAAGGAACTCATTGGCATCCTTGTACTTGTCATGCTGCACACGGTATACCTTGTTGGGGTATAGGTTAGCTATGCGCTGGGCCACGGCATTGCCTTGGTCATCATGCTCGATGGACAGAATGATCTTGTCAAAGGATGACAGCCAATCGTTTGTGTTTGTCCATAGCTTCTTCGATGGTGTTGCCGATGGCAGTGACACAAAGGCAGAGGAGAACTTAGGGTTATGACACATCTGATAGGCAGACATGGCGTCTAGCTCACCCTCACATATGGTCACGATCTTACCTGATCCTGCGTTCCAGTGGTTCATGCCGTATAGCTCGTCTGACTTGAGGTTAGCTGCACGGAACTCCTTTGGGAAGTAACGTGTCTTAACACCACCAGAAGGGTAGATGTATTCTTGCTTAACCTCTTTGCCATCCTTGTCTAGGTATGTCTTGCAGTCATACTTACGCATCGTCTGGTCTGATATGCTGCGTATGGTTCTGTATACGCCTGTGAGTACCTCGGTAGGCACTGCCTTGATCGCTGGCTCCATGTCCCAATCATCCTTCTCTTGTTGTTGCTGTCCCTGAGTAGGATACTCGTCCTCTGCCCAGTCTAGCTTCGCTGCCTTGTCCCTTGGGTACTTACGTTCGCAGCTGTGACACCTACCTGACATGCTGTCCAGGTTATAGCTAAAGGCATCTGTGCTACCGCAATCCTCGTAGGGGCAAGGCTTATGTGATTTCCAATTCATAGTATGTGATCCCAATAGTCTTGTGTGAAGATGTCTATGATGACAAGGATCTCCTTAGGTGTCAAGGTAGTTAATGGAACGGGCTTGCCATCCTTGTTGTATAGCTCAGTGACAGAGAACTCTGGCTCGTGCTGCACCTCAAAGGTATAGCCTGTGTCACCCCAGCTATCCCAGAACCCCACACCATCATCCCACAGCTCTCCATAGACAGTATACTCTCCGTCATGACGCCTGATATTTGTTTCATAACTCATGTCGATTTCCTCTTGACACATCTGAAAATGTTGATACCCTAGGGCTTGTCCCTGACAAGGGTTCTATAGGTATATTCCTTAGGCATCACCACCAACAGGCAGTCTTCTATTTCTTCTTCGTACCTATGGACACGTTCTTGCTCCGTTAGCCAGTCAGCATCATCAATAACATCTATTTGTCTTATCTGGTATGATCTTATTGGTGTTATGTCCTTACGCTTTGTCATTGTGTCACCTCCACTATCTCCGTTTTGACACCATCCATACGACTATAAATCTCGGCATGTCTCTCCGCTTCGTCCAGTCTCTTGCATGTATGATAGCAGATCTCTTGGTTGGTTCTCTTGCTGGTCAGTATGATACGGATCATGTTTCTAGCTCCTCTTTGACAAGGTGAAACACTGTGCACCGATCCATATAGTATTGCATGGCATCCATGTTAGTGTAGTCAGGTGCATCCATGCAGGACATCTCAATGTCATTGTCAATCATTTCCTTCAGCATGAGTAGCTGGCTTGTTGTTAGTTCTAGCGTATACATTATACTGTCTCCTCTACTGGTTGGCTGTTAAACTCATAGACTGCCTTGGCAAAACCTCGGGGTGTGGCAGATCGTATGTCCTTGGTGCGCTGTGACTTACCGCCCAGCTTCATCATGGCTGTGCTGTAACCGTTGCCGTGGTACTTCTCAGGGTCAACAGATACCTTTGTAGGCATCACAAAGCCACCGCCCGTCCATAGGCAGGTCTTCTTTTTATACCCATCACGGGGTGCGATATACTCAGGCCAGCGTGGATGCTCTGCCTGATCGTCATTGATGTAGCCACCATACTCATACGGGTGAAAGTTATAGTCAGGCTTGCGCCACTTCGTAGCCAAGACACTGACAGGGTTCTCCACAAAGTAAGGGACGTGTAGGCTGTTGAACAATCTTGCACACCATACGGCATAGCTCACCGCCTCGTCTTGAAAGGATGGGTTAGCCTCTGCCTTACGCTTAAAGTGTGCCGCACCTGACACAGCCATGTCAGTACAAACAGGGAAGGCCATGCCAAACACAACAGGTTTATCACTAAACTCAGAATGAATGGCGTTCAGTGTGTTGTGGTCGTGAAGGTCAGCATGGCGGTAGGTGATACAACCTTTGCTACCTACAAATGTGTCTGTGTTTACGTTCTCTTTTGAGTGCTGGATGTCATAGGCGTAGCAGTCATAGCCTGCCTCTGCCCATGGCTTGAGTGCCTCACCTGTGAAGTCATAAAGACTGATTACGATACCTTTGGTCATGATGTCACCTTCTTTGTTAGATAGATTATGAGCTTGTCCACATTGTTAAACTCCTCATGAAATGTCTTCATCCCTTCTGCGTCATAGCAGTCGTATGATAGCACAGGCCACTCTGGATCTTCTCGCATGGCAGGGTCGGCATAGTCCACAAAGATCTGGCAATAGTTGCCGTGCCGTTCCTCTTTGAGCAGTGACGGGCAGGTGTCGTTTTTCCAAGAGCTGTTCTGCCATCCGTGAGGCGACAATGCGTGAAAGAGTTTATTGAGTGTGTCATAGTTGTCAAAGTTTCCATGCGGTACATCTGCTATAGCATAAACCATTTGTGCATCCGCTTGTGCATCCTCTCTTGCCTCTTGTGCATCTTGAAATAGTGAGTTTACTTTTCCCATTGTACTACACCTCCCATCCTGATTCTTCATCCTCTTGCTGTTGCGTTTCCCATAAGCTATTGAGATTTAGCCACCGAAACAACCTAGTTTCACCTTTATGTACGCCTGTCATCACTGTGCACTCTATCTT